CGGCGGCTTCGGCGTGTTCCTGTTCTGGCTGATCCCGTCGATCCTCGGCCAGTGCGAAGCGCCGCGCGAGGATGCGCGTGTGAGTTGCGGAGGTAATCAGCGGTGATCTGCGCCGAGTGCGGCCAGCCGCTCCGTAAGCGGCTCAACTCGCATCGGCGCTACTGCGACGGGCGCTGCCTGGGACGCGCGGCCTACGCGAAGAAGACCGCGAAGGCTATCGAGGCGCGGATGGCAACCATCGCGGCGTGGCAGCGGTGGCAACGGAATCGAATCGCGGCGTGATGGGTCGGGCGCTCGCCTGCCGGTCTTTTCAACCGGGGCGAAAAGGGTAACACCGCACGCGAGCGTCCGAGCGATCACGCAGTTAAACAGGAGGGCAGATGTTCAGAGACGAAGACCGAGTGCGACAACAAGCCGTTGCCGGGACTTACTACGATCAGTGCGAGAGGGGCGCAGCGGTGAACGAGACAACCAAGTCGATTAGCGAATCCGCCTACCGCAACTCGATCCGTCGTCGCGTCGAGCGCACCATCGCGGAATTTGACACGCACGTCCGACGCGCCGGTGTGGCCCAGCGCGTCAAGCAGATCATCGACACGCACCCGGAGTTCGCGGAACTGCTCGATCTGCTCACCGAGCTGTAGAAACAAAAACGGGCCGGTGCTGTGAACACCGACCCGCGACAAGAGAGGAGATACGCAGTGAGAAGCATAGCACACGCCGTCATCGTGCGTCATCCCAGCAGCCCTGAACCGATTTTGGAGGCACCCGTGCTAACTGCTGAGCCGCCGTCCCGCGAATCCATTCTGCGTGCGTGGCGCGAGTCCAACGAGGATCGCCAGCAGCTCCGCGAGCAGGGCATCAATATTCCGCTCCACCCGCTGCCGGTCAGCGCGTGCGCCGCGATTCTGGCGGACCACGAAGCCATCCGGCGCCGGGATGCCGCCGACGCGCTGGTCTTGATGGTGGATGAGCACGGCATCAAGGCGATCCGGGCGTGGCTGCGGAACATCGAACACATGGAAGGGGGCGAGTAATGGCGCACATCTCTCTGCACTGCGGACCCGATGACGGCTCACCCGTCGCGCGGGTCGGACAGACACGCTTCGGATCCTACATCGTCCTGACCGTGGGCGACACGCAAATCTCCCTTCCCGGCGACGACAGCGTGGCCGTCGTCAATGCGCGGGCTTGGGCGAAGGCGCTGACCGACGCCGCCGATCAAGTGGTCGAGCGGTTGGAACTGGAAACCGTCGCGGAGGTCGTGTAAGTGAGCACTGTCGAAGCGCCGACCATCGAGACTCCGCAGGCCGCCGAATCGAGCGATGTCCTGCTCCTGGTGGACCTGTCATCCATTGCGCATCCGATGTGGCATACGTGCCAGTCGGAGCCGGACCCGGACGCGACGTCGATCCGAACCGTGGACCGCGTGCGGACGATGGCGGCGCGGTATCCGACTGCGGCGGTCTGCTGCGACAGCGGCAAGTCGTTCCGCAAGGAGATCGATCCGACCTACAAGGCGAACCGACCCGCACAGGATGCGCCGCTGAAGCATCAGATCCGGCTCGCCATCGAGAAGTTGCGCGCGGACGGCTTCCCGATCTGGTGCATTGACGGCTTCGAGGCGGACGACGTGATTGCAACGGCGGTCAGTCGGGCGCTCGCTATCGAGAACACAAGCGTAGTGATCGCCACGGCAGACAAGGATCTGCTGCAACTCGTCGGCCCGCGCGTCAGCGTCAAGTCGGTGCGCGACGGCTCTGTGCTCGACGCCGAGGCCGTGAAAGCCAAGTTCGGCGTCACGCCGGAACAGATGGGCGACTACCTCTGCCTGGTCGGGGACAAGTCGGACAACGTGATCGGCGCGAAGGGTATCGGAGAGAAGCGCGCCGCCGAACTGCTCGCCACGTTCGGCAGCTTGGACAGCATCTATACCGCCATCGACCGCGGCGAGGCCGCGCTGACGGCTGGCATTCTCAATTCACTGATCGAGTTCAGGGATCGTCTTCCGATCGTGCGGCAGTTGATTGCCATGCGGACGGATGTCGCCATCCCCTTCGAGGAAATCGCCGCCGAGCGAACGCCGCCAGCGGCACAGGAGGCACACGACGTGGAGACGATTGACATTACACAGCCGACGGCCGAGCAAACCAGTCAAGGCACGACTGCTAGCGTTGACGCCGCTAAGGTAAGGGCCACTGGCCCGCAGGGGAACGCCACAGCGGACGTGGCTTCGGCCTCCCTGCAAACTTCTACCGCACTCGTGCCTGCCGACGTGCAAGCACCAGCACCCGCCGAATGGGAAAAGCAGCTTGAGCCGCGCTCGATGCGTGACGCGCAAAACCTCTCGACCGCCATGTTCACCGCGCGCCTGTTCAACGGCTACGGCTCAAAGGAGGCCGTTCTTAGCACCGTGCTCGCGGGCCGCGAGCTGGGCTTGCCGGCGATTGCGTCCCTGCGTGGCTTTCACATCGTGGAAGGGCGGCACTGCTTGGCCGCCGACGCGATCCGCGCCCTGGTCATGCGCTCGGGGCAGGCGAAGTTCTTCCGGTGCATCAAGCGCACGAACGAGGAGGCCACGTTCGAGGCTCAGCGTGGCGACGATCCGCCCGTGGCGCTGTCCTACTCGATGGATGACGCGCAGCGGGCCGGGGTCGTCAAGAAGGGGAGCGGCTGGGAGAAGCACCCCGCGGACATGCTCGTGGCGCGGGCATCCTCGAAGCTCGCGCGGCTGCTGTTCCCTGATGTCGTGTTCGGGCTGTATTCGGTTGAGGAGATGGAACAGTGACACAGGATGAGACTACCGAAATCATCTCGCATCTGCGGATGATTAACGCCGCGCTAAGGGCGCTGGTCGCGCAGACACGGCGAGAAGCGCCGAAGGCTATCGCGGACGATGCGGACCTCGACGGCGCCTATGGCGATCCAGAGGTCAAGTTCATGCCGCGCGACTGGAAGGGCGACAACTACAAGGGCACGAAGATGTCGGCGTGTCCCGCCGACCTGCTCGACATGCTGGCGCAGACCTTCGACTACTTCGCGGACAAGGCCGAGGCGGGCGGCGAGACAACCAACAGCGGCAAGCCCGTCGCGCCCTACAAGCGCAAGGACGCGGCACGGGCGCGCGGCTGGGCGAAGCGCGTGCGCGAGGGCCGAGTGCCGTCGCGTGACGACAGCGGCGACGGCGCAGGCGTAAGCGAGTGGCCCGATCCGGGGTTCTGATGATGTACGACACCGAACCGGAATCTTGCGATCCTGGCCGCGACCGTCGCGGCGCGGATCGTCCTGAGCTGCTGATGTGCGCGGAGTGTCGCGCTGATGCCGTGTTCCCGATCAGCATCGCGGGCTTGGGCATCTTCTGTAGCGCGGGCTGTGTCGATCTGGCGCAGGAACGCAGGGACGCGGCGATCACGCCGTTTGTCGCTCGACGGGGGGCCGCATGAGCCGTAGGGGGCGCGTAGTGGTCGAGTGCGATGCGTTCAAGTGCAGCGCCGAGACTGTCATCGACGCTGGCGACATGAACGCCACAGAGAGCCTCGAAGCGATCCTGACGGCGGATGGCTGGCGGTTCCATAACGGCTTCGACATCTGCCCGCAGTGCGTCGAGGAGCGCGACCCGCGCGAGAAGGACGAGGACGACGGGCAGGAATACGGGCATCCAAAAGAAGCCATCGAGGAAAGGCTACGAGATGACATCTAGCCCGTCACACGTCCGCAAGTTGATCGCCTACAGCGTCGCTGCGCGAGCTGCTTACGCCGACCCGCGCGACCATCGAGAGGGCCGCGAGTGAGCCTCAAGCGCTACGCGACCAAGCGCGATCAGTCCGAGGCCGCCATCGTGCGCGCGCTCGTGGCCGTCGGCGCGGATTACATCCTGCTCGACCCCTTCGATGTGCTCGTGCTCTACCGGGATCGCGTGTTCCTGCTGGAGTGCAAGACCGGCAAGGGGCGCAAGACCGAGAGCCAGAAGGAGATGGTACAGCGCGGCTGGCCGGTGAATTTCGTCTCGACGCCAGAGGAAGCATTGGCGGCCATCGGCGCGATCCGGCAGGAGGCGAGTCTGTGACGCCCTACTACGAGGACGAAGCCGTCACGCTCTACCACGGGGATTGCCTCGATGTCATGGTCGCGCTTCCGACCGTGGAGCACGTCATTACCGATCCGCCGTACGAGTCTGAGGCCCACACGAAGGGCCGCCGTATTCACAACCCGCGCACGGGGGAATTGCGGATGGCTCCGTTGACGTTCGACGCAATGGACGCAACCACGCGCGATCGGGCGTCCTCGCTGATGTCGGGGACGCGTCGATGGGTGCTGGTGTTTTGCCAGATCGAGGCCGCGATGGTTTGGCGACAAGCCATCGAGCACAGCGGCGGATTTCGCTACATGCGAACAATGGTATGGGTCAAGCCGAACGGACAACCGCAACTGACGGGCGACCGTCCCGGCGTTGGGTTTGAAAGCATCGTAGTGGCGCATTCTGAGGCGGCTTCACGCTGGAACGGTGGCGGATCGCGCGGCTATCTAACGCATCCCGTAGACGCCAACTTCTCGCGCACCGTTCGGCTACACGAGACGCAAAAGCCGCTGCCGCTGATGGTGGAGCTTGTCGCGCTATTCACCGACGAAGGCGACACGATCCTTGACCCCTTCGCGGGCTCTGGCACGACAGGCGTTGCCGCGAAGTTGAACGGGCGCAAAGCCATCCTCATCGAGCGCGAGGAGAAATACTGCGAGGTGGCCGCCAAGCGACTGGCGGAGACGCAGCCGGGGCGGTTATTCGACAAGGTGGCGAAGGCTAAGCCGCAGGCGCTACCGCTCGGGGAGCAGATCGCCTAATGGCTCGCGGGCGCATGGTCAGCAAGTCGCTCAGCACGTCGGAGAAGCGCGCCGCGCTCCACGACGAGGCCGGCCCGCTCGCAGAGTTCTGTCAGGCGCTCTACCCGCTCCTGATCGCGCATTCGGACGATTGGGGCTGTCAGCAGGGCGACGTGTTCACCATCAAGCACATGGTGGAACCGACCTCGCCGCGCAGCCTTGACGAGTTCCGACAGGCGCTCATCGCCATGCACAACGTGGAGCTGATTACCTGGTATCAGGACGGCGGCGCACGCGAAAAGATGGTGGTCTACATTCGGGGCTGGTTCGACCATCAGAATTTGAAGGGTCACGACAAGCGCGAGCGGCCTTTTAGCATACCACCGGAAAACCCTAGCAAAATCGCGCGTTCTGCCCAAAAGTGCCCAGAAGTGCCCAAACGTGCCCTAACTAAACTTAACTTAACTGAACTGAACTCAACTGAACTGAACAGAACTGCGCTTACGCGCTCGGAGGATTTGTTCGCGTCCTTCTGGTCGGCCTATCCCAAAAAGAAATCGAAAGCTGACGCTGAAAAGGCTTGGAGAAAGTTAGCGCCGTCTCCAGAACTCTCTCAGCGCATCCTGGCTTCGATTGCGGCGCAGCGGGGATCGGTCGATTGGCAAAAGGACCGCGGGCAGTTCATCCCGTATCCAGCCTCGTGGCTCAATGCGCGACGGTGGGAGGACGAAGTAGAACGGCCGGGGGCGCCGTCGATGGGCACGAGGTCGCTCGCGCTCGTCAATGCCACGGCTGGGTTTTTAGGGGGTGGAGGATGACTGACGCCGACAAGCCCGCATTCGCCCAGGCATTCAACCGGCTCGCGGTGGGGTTGCGCCTGCCGCCTGCCGAGGTCGATGCCGTGATGCAACGGATCTACTTCGATGCCTTGCGCGATCTGCCGATCGCCGCGGTCGAGGCCGCGGTGATTCCGTTGCAGCGGGTGCAGGGCTACGGCTTCCCGACGACGGCGCGGTGGCATGAGCAGGCCGAGCTTCAGCGCGTGGAGCAGACGCTACGGGCGCTCCCGCCCGCGCGTGAGGAGCCCTGGCATTTTACCTGCGAGCACTGCACTGATTGCGGGTTTGAGGAGCGCACATGCGACGGAGGCCGGATGTGCGGGCGCAGCAAGCCTCATGCGGCGCATACGTTCGCTACGCCGTGCAGTTGTCGCGATACCAACGTGACTTACCAACGCCACCATAGAGTGCCAAAGGGACGCGAAACGTATGAAACCTAACCGGTCGCGCGATCACAAGGCCGATTACGCCCGCAAGCGCAAGTATCCGTGTAAGCGGGTGCCCTGCGAGGGGCGCGCGGTGAACGCAGGCGGCTTTTGTTCGCGCTCGTGTAATCGCTCCTGGCATCTCGCGCAGATGACGCCCGAGGCGCGCCGCGTGGCGGCGATGAAAGCGGTCGTCGGGCGCGGGTCATTGCAGATTGCGCGGCTGTTGCAGCGGGTCAAGGTGCTGGCCGATGGGGAGGACGCGCGGATTCTATTGGCGTGGCGCATCGGGAAGATCGCCCGCAAGTCGGCGCGGTTTCGGGAAAAGCAAGGGAGGGCGGCATGAGCAACATCGCGCAGAACTCCAAAGGGAAGGGCTGGCGCAAACCGAGTGCGGGCATGTGTCGGCCTGCGCGGGAGAAGGTGATCCCGCAACCGTCGCGGTCCTGGTGGCTGGAGTGTGCCACGCGGGAAGAATTTGACGAACGGGCCAAGCAGGAACAGGCGCGGATGACGGTGACCGCGCGCAGTGTGGTGCGGGGTGACTTCAATGCCTGAGCGCGTCAAGGACTTGGAAGCGGCGCTCACCGCGATCACGAGGGAGCGGGACGCGTGGCGAGTACTGTTAATTGACGCGGATTCGATGCTGTCGGCCTACGGGCACGGTCGCGTGATCACGAAGGCGGAAGCGTTGGAGTTAAGTGGACGATGCCGAGTGCGTACGAACGGATGGGCCGCAATGACTGAGCGTCCGAAAGTTATCACGGATTTGCTGGCTGTTGACGACACCGGCGTCGTGGCCAACTACATCCGCAGAGTCGAGCAGCGTGCGGAGCAGGCTGAGGCCGCGCTCACCCGACTCCGGGAGGCGCTGATCGAGATTCGAGACTGCAAGAACCGCGGGGAGTGTGAGTTCTGCGACGGCGTGCTGTTTGCCGCGCTCCGGCCGTCCGGGGAGGGGCGATGATGGCCGTCGATACCAGCTATCGGCGCACCGTCGTTGTGTTGGTCAAAGGGCTGGTGGAGTTGATCGCGCAGTGGCGGGAGGAAGCGCGTCTAGGCCGAGGGTCCATGTCGCGCGTGGCACTCAGCGAAGCGGGAGCGATGCAGTCCGCGACGATTCTGGCGAAGGAACGCTGCGCCGACGAACTCGCCGCCGCGCTCGGGGAGGCCCAGCCGGTCGAGCCCGAGGAGCAGCCATGAGCAGCGAACGTCGCCAGAACCTCGACCGCCGCGAGCGCGGCAAGCTCGGGCCTGAATGCCCGTTCTGCGCGAGCAACGAAAGCCTGGTCCTTGATTCGCGCTGGCACCTGCTGACGCAGACCAAGCGCCGCAAACGCCAGTGCGGGGAGTGTGGCGAGCCGTTCTACACTGAGGAAAAAGCGATCAGTGTCCGAATTGAAAAGCGCGCATGACCGGGATCGCGCGCGCGCGACTAGGGCTAAGGGGAAAGCATGAACGACAACGCGGCATTTGACCTGATGCGGTCGAAACTGGACGACGCCATCAGCGCACATCGGGCGCAGTTGAACAGCGAATTATACCGTGTCAGCACAACGGTGCAAATGCGTCCGCTAACCCGCCGAGAACGGTTCGCGCTGCGCTCGGCTCGTGTTCGTGGCTATTTCGTGACGCTATGGGCCGCTCTGCGTGGTAAGGCTACAGAGCATGACGACTACGACTGGTAATCAGTCTAGCCCGCGCTCGACGTAGCGTCGGATCAGTTCCTCGAGCAACCAGCGCAGCGAGCGACCCTCCCGAGCCGCTCGCGCGCGAAACGCCTGCCAAAGTTCGGAATCAGTCCTGCGGATGATGTAGGGGATATCGTTACCCTTGCCTTTCCCGCTTCACGCGGATGCCTTCATTGCGAGCACGCGCCAGCAATGCGCGCATATGCTGATTATTGGGATCTCCCAACGTCGTGCCTTCCTTGCCGCGCAGATCGCGCCAGCCGACATACGCGATGGTCTGCCCGTTGTCCTGATACCTCGTGACCCTTGCCATGATGATCTTGGCGATAGCCATTAGCGCACCCCTTCCTGCGCGAGCCCGGAGACGCGGAAATAATCGCCAGTCGTGAGCGCTTGCACATCCAGCGTATTGACGGGGCGAGCCGTGTGCAGCACTCGGCATTCTCCGAGTCGTTCAACGCGCACAATTGGCATTGAGGACAACGGCCCATCGTTGCCATTACAGGACTTGCATGTCTTGAACGTGCCGAATACCGCCCTTCCGCGTCGAATCACCTGAATACGCCCTGAGCCGCTACATGCTGAGCAGTAGTGATTCTCCACAACTGAGAAGATGGTGTATCCCTGCTCGCGCATGCTCGTCAGCTCGGCAACGATATCGCGCGACGTGATCATGTGCGTGGGGCGCAGGCCTTCCGCGATGCTTTGCTGGCTGGAGTATTCGACATCGTAGTTCGTGTAGGTCGCAATCTGCTTTGTCATCTGCTTACCCCTTTCGGGAGCGTGATGGGCCGGTGAGTTCCGGCTGACAGAAACCAATATACGCGATAGCCTAACGCTAGTCAAGCGCTAATCATCTGATCAAGAAATAATTCTGCACTACACAATACCTAGTGTAGCCGACTCAGACACATCTAGATATAGTGTTGAGCTAACGCTAAGTCGTTGTATTCTTATTGGCATCCCCCACATGTCGGACCGACGCTGCCTCACGCCAGAGGAGTATGCGCGTGAGCGCCGCATTAGCCTGAAGACCGTCTACCGCCTGATTCAAGCGCGCAAGGTGCCTGCTGAGAAGATAGGGCGCCAGTGGCGCATCTGGCTCGTGGTCCGGCCGACTAGGCAGAACCGCCCAGTATAGCCCACAACTGGACATCCCAATCCCGACTGTAGTTGACGCGGCCCTATCACATGTCAACATATCAGTCAAATGCAATCGATCGCGTCCGTAGACGCGGACAGCACACCCGCCAACCTTAGACGGCTGGCCCTCGCTGTCATTAAGCAGGCTGCCGAAGACGCCGGGACTACCTCGTCCCGACGTCGCAAGGCTAACGCCCTCAAGTTCCTCACCACGCGCGAACCGCTCGCCACATGGTGTCGCTTGGCTGGTCTCAGCCTCGACGGCATCGAGGCGATCTTGGGTCGCTTTCATGGCGACACCACCGCGCGCCTCCCAGTCATGATCCCCGCTCAACCGACCAAACCGTGTGGGAAGTGCGGTTCACCCATTCGCTTTGCTCGGAAACGCTACAAAGCCAAACACGAATGGCTGCCCATCGCCCCGAAAGCCTCAGTAGACGCTTACGGGACAATCAGCGCCACGGACGCGCATCGCTGCTCTCATGGCTCAGGCACTTAACGAGCTGGCGAAAGCGAAGGACGCATCGCATACCAAGACTGTCAAACGGTTGACAGATGCCGACAAAGCTTTCGCCCTGCGCTACCACGCCGAAGGACTCACGCAAGTCCAAATCGCTCAACGCCTAGGCTGCGATCAGTCCAACGTCTCTCGATGGCTCAGCCAGTGTCAAGACACCACGGTCGAAGCCTCTGCATATTTCCGCGGCAGGGCCTTACCGATGGCCGAAAAGATCGTGAAGCGCGGCCGGCCGAGCGACTTAATCAAGGCTTTGCAAGGGGTTGGCGTCCTTCAAGAGGAGCGCGGATCGGGCCTGGTGGTGCAGATCGGCATCAAGGATTCGGACGTTCAGATCAGCCTTTCGCCAGGCGAAACCAGCACCTCGAAGCGAAACACTGCGGAATCCCTAACGATAACCTCGGGTTCCGATAAGTCACGTTAGGTTAACCAGCTAACACGCTTGAGTATCAACGACTTGCAGCAACCGGAGGATTATGACGCGCCAGCGATAGCAGGCCAGCCAGCCCGACCATCCCCCCCGTCTTCCGGCGCGCGATCCGGATTGGGTCCCCTAGGCGGCAGCGGTGGCGATAGGGAACCGTCAGGCGTTGTTGAAAAGGCGCGGTAGTGCCGGCGACGTGTTGCTGGTGCTCCTCGGGGCTGGTGAGCGCGACGGTGTTGGGGCTGAGCGTGTGGGTCTGTCCGCAGGCACCGTGTCGGGCGCGGCAGTTGGTTCACGCGCAGGTGAGCGGAACGAAGGCGAGTCAGAAGGCGCTGTTCGTGCCGTTGCCGTCGCAGGTGGCGCTGTGGGAGGCGTCGGAGCGCAAGGTGCTGTGGGGCGGGCAGGCGGGGCCTGGGAAATCGACGGGCGCGCGACGGTGGCTGTATGACCGTTCGATACGGATACCGGAGCACGAGTCGCTGATCCTGCGTGAGAACTGGGAGCAGTTGGACAAGACGCACCTGCGGAAGATGGAGCGGGAAGTCGAGCTGCTGGGCGGGAAGTTTTTCAAGTCGGATCGGAAGGTCGAGTTCGGCAAGGGATCGACGGCATCGATCATCGATTGCGGGCACATGGCGGACGGGGAGGCGGTGAGCCGGTATCTGTCCACGGAGTATCACGCGATCGTGCCGGACGAGGCGAGTTTGTATCCGCTGTTGCCCGATGGCGTGTCGCCGCTGAACGAGCTGAGCACGCGCGCGCGGAAGATCGGGTATGACCGGAAGACGGGCGCGGCGGTGCCGCCCAAGTTCGTGCCGGTGACGAATCCGGGCGGGCCATCGGCGGCCTGGCTGAAGGACATGTTCATCGACAAGTTGCCGGACTACGAGACGTTTCCGGCGCTCGCGCCGGGGCAGCCGGACGCCTACAACCCGGACGAGTGGTTGTATATCCCGGCGAAGTTGGACGACAACCCGTATCAAGACCCGCAGTATGCGAGTTCGCTCGCGGTGTTGTCGAAGTGGCGGTATGAGCAGTTGCGGCACGGCGACTGGAACGTGTTCGCGGGGCAGTTCTTTTCGGAGTGGAACCCGCGCAAGCACCTGCGGACGGTGCCGGTGCCGCGGTCGGTCGAGTGGTTCTGCTCGATGGATTGGGGCTTCAACGCACCTGGGGTAATTCTCTGGTGGGCGTGTCTGCCGGACGGGCATTACCACATCGCGCGGGAACTGAAGTTTCAGCAGATGTCGGCGGAAGCGGTCGCGCGGGCCTGGCACGAGACGAATCGGGAATTGGGGATCGAGCGCCCGCGCTATGTGGCGTGCGATCCGTCGATGAAGGCGAAGACGGGGCACGGGCGCGGGGAATCCATCATGGAAACCTTGCAGCGGTTAAATCTGCCGATGCGGGCGGGGGACAACGACCGGAAGAACGGCTGGATTCGGTGCCACGAGTTGTTGCGGGACGCGCCGGACGGCACGCCGTGGCTGACGGTGGACCCCGATTGCAAGTATCTCGTGCGGTCGCTGCCGGCGCAGGTGAGCGACAAGCGCGATCCTGAGGACGTGAATACGAGCGGGGACGATCACGCGGTGGACGCGGCGCGCTACGGGGCGATGAGTCGGCCGAGTCCGACGCGGCTACTGGCGCAGGTCAAGCGGCTGCATCCGATGCTGGAGGACGCCATCGCGGGCTCGCGTGGGACGACGGTGCTGGGCACGGCAAACGTGCGGAGGGCGGGATAAGTGGTAGGACGCCGAAAGATCGCGGAAGAAAACAAGATGCTGCGGCAGCGGTTGGAAGAGTGCCAGGTGCTCTTGTCGGCGCTCGCGCTCGAAAGCGATGGCGACTTCACCATCCCGGCCGATGCATTCGTCAAGTTCTCGCTGGCGCTCGACAACGAGCACGCCTTTGTCGTGGAGCGGCTGGACGACGGAGGCGTGCGCGTGCGGTTCACGCCGACCGCGCATCAGTCGCTGGTCGAGCCAGAGCCAGAGGTAGCGATTGTTCCCTAGCGCCGCGCCTGCCGTTCCGGCGGGCGATCCGACCGCGGTTCCTGCGTCACCGGCCGGTGCGGTCCCTGGCGCTCTGCCGCCGCTGACCCCAGCGCAGACCTCGGCGTGGTGGAAGCGCATCGAAGCCGCGCTGCAAGGCACGAAGGGCGCGATTGACACTGGCAAGATCAACACGTCGCGCTACAAGGCCGAATATTTCGACCGCAGTTCGTCGGTAGACCGCATCGCGGTCCCGACCGATTTCTACTACGTCGAGCAGAAGAAGTCGCTGCTGTTCTACCGGCTGCCGGAAGTCTTCCTGAAACCCGAACTGCCGGGGCTCGAAGACGCGGCTGTCGTGTTTCAGGCCGCGCTGAACAAGAAGATTGGGCCGAGCGGGGTGAACATCCTGCCGCGCGTCCAGCAGGTGCTGTTCGACCTGATGATGGTCGGTTTCGGCGCGGTCAAGGTCGGCTATCAGACCGTCGTGGACGGCACGAAGCCGATGCCGATGGGCGTCGGGCCGGATGGCGTCACACCGATCACGGCGGACGCGCCGAACATCGTCGCGGAGTGGTATTTCGCGGAGCACGTCTCGCCTGGCGATCTGCTCGTGCCGCCCGATTTCGTCGGCCTTGACTTTGACGACTCACCGTTTATCGGCGTGCGCTTCAAGGAAGACGCGGACGATGACGAAGGCGTCGGCGGCTCCGACAAAGAGGACGACGATCGGCGCCTGACTCCGCTGTCGGATGCGGCGCGCGTGGGCAAGCGCAAGCAAAAGACCGGCTTCGAGGTCTGGTATCGCGCCTGCCGCTTCGACAAGGACGTGAAGCACCCCGACAAGATCCGGTGTTTCAAGATTTACGACGACGACCGCGAAACCGTCGTCGGGCGCAAGGACAGCCCGTACCAGAAGACCACACCGGCCGGCAAGCTGATCGAGGGGATGCGCGGCTATCCCATCGTCCCGCTGACCACGCGCTTTGTCTCCGACTCGTGGCTGCCGCCTGCGGACGGCACGATTGCGCGCGCACAGGCCGACGAACTGAGCAAGTGCCGCACGCAGCAGATCGAATTCAAGAATCGCTCAATGCCACAGTGGGGCTTTGACTCCACAGTCGTGACACCCGACATTCAAGGCAAAATCGAGCGAAACGAGAGCGGCGCGGGGATTCCGTTCAATGCCGGCGCGGGCGAGCAATCGACGTGGCCGATCAAGAAGGGGGATTTCCCGCGCATCTCGTTCGAGTTTCAGAACTACATTCAAGACGACCTCGGCAAGATTTGGGGCATCTCAACCAACGGCCTCGGCCAGTTGGACGAAAAGAGCCGCACGGCGACCGAGCAGCAGATTGCGTCCAGCGCGTCACAGGGCCGCATGGAGAGCGAGCGCGAGAGCGTGCTGCACTGGTATGTGCATCGCGTCATCCCGAAGTTTGGATCGCTGCTCCAGATGTTTGCCGACGAGCAGGAGTTCGTGGAACTGATCGGCTCGGACGCGCAGCGGCTGAAGGCGATTCCGCCCGACGTGCAGCAGCAGGCGCAGCAGGCGGGGCAGGATGCGCGCGTGCTCGTGCCGTGGAACAAGGACGCCATCAAAGGGCTGTTCTCGTTCTCGGCCAAGCCGAATTCGCAACTGCACATCGACGCGGCGCAGTTCCGCAAGGAACTGATGGACCTCTACAACTTCTTTGCGAACGAGCCGACCGTCAATCGCGGCGAGATGGTGCGGGAGATTTTGCAGGCGTATGGCTTCGATCCGTCGAAGCTGATTCAGCAGCCGCCCGCGAAGACGCCGGAACCGCCGAAGCCCGCGCTGTCGTTCTCGGCCACGGCGGATCTCAATCCGTTCAGTCCGCAGTATCCGAACGTCGTCGCGGTGCTGACGCCGCTGGGCGTGACGGGGCTGGTGCCGCCTGCGGTCGATCCGGCGACGGCGAATGCGCTTCAGACGCTCAGCCAGGGACCGGCGAGCGAGACGCAGCACGGCGGCGCGGCGATGCTCGCGGAGAAGGTGAATCAGCATCAGGCGGATACGACGGGCGGAATGCAGGGCAGTGGGGCGCCCGCGCCGATTGCACCGGGAGGGCACCTGTGACGCGCTCCGAAGATAAAGCCTACAAGCAGGGACGCATGGAGGGATTTGCGGAGGCGCAGTCTGCCGCAGAGGACGCTATTCGGGAGTGGGTTGCGCGGCACCCTGTCGTTGCGGACGACGACGGGGACTATCCCGATTGGGCGACTGAGTTCGCTGCTGCACAGGTGCGCGATGCGGTCGTTGCGGCGATTCAGAAGGCGGGCGGCACGTTCTATGACGTGACGCAACTGACAATAAAGGCGATGGGGCCATTCTAATGCCGCTCTACGACACAATCTGCGCGCAGGGTCACGAAGCCGAGCGCTGGGCGCGCTGGGATGAACGCGACCTCGCCTGCGAGACGTGCGGCGGACCGACCGAGCGCGTGTGGAAGGGCCGCCGCAACATCATCAGCGACGAGTGGGCGGGCGGCAAGACGTTCGAGAACGGGTTCGCCACGCCGCAGACGTTCTACAGCCCGAGCGAGTATCGCAAGGCGCTTGCCGAGAAGGGGCTGCAAGTGCGCGGCGACGGCGAGGAATCCTGCACTTGGATGAGCCCGAAGACGTTGGCGGATGCGAAAGCGCTGGTGACACGGAATGCTGGTTAGGGCGGACAACGGGCAGGCGTCGATCATGATGCAGGACGGGGAACTGCATCAGGTGCCGTATACGGCACTCGGCAAGGCCGACATGCTCTTGCAGGCGGAATACCACAAGTGGGTGCGCTCGCAGGACTATCGGCGGGAATTGGTATGTCGGCTCTGTAAGGAGCCGATGGAGGTCGAATCGGGCCTCAATGATCTGGAGGGATCGTGGGAACTGCTGATGGTCTGCCGGTGTCGGGCGCTCTACGGGAAAATCTCGTTGAGCGACATCGCCTCTCGGACGACGAACTACGCACCCTCCTCGACTACGAGCGGCGATTCTTAAAGCCGTTACAAGTCGCGGAGAAACTGTATTGCGATCGCTGCTACGGCGCGAACCGCCCTGACGGGTGCCGCGCGAGCGTGATGCAGAGCGGATTTACGGGCATCGCGCACATTGAGTGCCGCTGCCGGATTCTGGAAAACAAAGGACTCGTGAACTAATGAAGGATTTTCTCGTGAAGCCACGCACACTCTGTATCGCCGGCATCGTCTCGCTTGTTGCGGCGTTCGTGTTCGCCATTGCGCCGAATCTCGGCGCGCAGGCCAACATTCCCAACGTTCTCGTCTACGGCCAGAACAACGGCACGATCAAGGCGATCGCTACCGATTCCATCGGGCGACTGTCTGCCGTTGTTCTCGCGTCAGGCGACCCCTGCGCGGACCCGAACAGGCTCAAGCAGTCGGCGGTCCTCAACCTGACCGCGACCGCGCAGGTGGTGCCGCTGTCGGGCGGCCTCGTGATCTACGTGTGCGGATGGAGCGCGACGGCAGCCGGGACAGCTCCGTCGATTCAGTGGGAATACGGGACCGGCGCGGTGTGCGCCACCGGCACCACGGTGCTGACCGGCACATACCTACCGACCGTCGGCTCGTTTCTCTCAACCGCCACGGGCGAGGGATCGGTATTCACCGCTCCGATTGGCACGGCGCTCTGCGCGGTGCTTGCGGGCACGACACCCTCGTTTCAGGGCGTGCTGACGTACGTGCAGGTGTAACACTTCGACGTTCTAGCTAGGGGGCACCCGAACCGCCGCGAGCCTCGCGGCAGCTAGAGCACAAAAGGCACAGAGATCCAAGGCGCTCTGTTGGACGTGGACATACCCACGCCGGCAGGGCGCTTTTCTTTTGTGCCTGCGTTTCGGGGGACGGCGCACCACACGCGCCACGACAGCGACCACGACACAGGGAGGCGGCACCACACGCCGCAGAGGAACGAACGCATGAGTGACGACTTTACCGGCGCAGACTTCGCCCCTTCCGCCGATAGCGGCGGCGGGGAGACGGCTGTCGCCACCGTTGAACCGACTGCACAACCGGGAGCGGCCACCACAGAGCCGGCAGTCAGCGCGACGGAACAGACCGCAACATCCGAACCGGCGCGGCCGGCGGGACCGATTCCGTTCGATGTCCACAAGACCGCGCTCGAGAACGCGCGTGTCAAGGCCACGGCGGAATGGGAGCAGCAATACGGGTGGGCTAAAGAGCTTAACCGCGATGAAGTGCAGACTCTGGTGCAGTTTCGGCAAGCCCTTGCGGCGGACCCGACCGGCACCCTTCTGCGCGAACTCGCGGCCATCTCCGAAAGCCAGCCCGAAGCAAAGGCACAACTTCAGACGTGGGCCGCGCAGCAACTGAATGCAGCGCGGAGGCCCGCTCAGCCGACGGCCGAGCCGTCGCTCCCGGTGATCCAACTCGAAGACGGGCGAACTATCGACCTCAACGCCCTTCGTGAGCAGATCCAGCGGGACACGCTGGCGGCGGCGCAGGCGCAGTTCAAACCGGCGATGGACGCCGCGCAACGGTTACAGCAGGCGGAAGCCACTGTCGCCGCACAGCGCGAAGCGCACACCTTCGCTACCGGCATCATGCCGGAACTGACCGCGCTCCCACAGTTCAAGGAACACGCCGCCGAAATCAAAGCGGCGCTCGCTAACACGAAGTTGCAGACCGATCATCCGGCAGAAGTGAGTGCGGCGGTTTACCGCATTTACAACCGGATCGTTCTGCCGAAGCTGCAAACCGCCGAACGCCGGACGGTGTTGCAAGACCTCACGCACAAAGCTAACGCCGGCTCCGTGAACCCTGCACAGACAGGCACGCGCGCACCCAAGAGCATCGAAGACATGACGCTCGCGGAAGCGTTGCAGCACGCCCATCAGCAGGGCGCGTAACCGGCACCACGAAACGACTTTCACAAGGAAACGAATAGATGCCTACTCCCAACCAGGGACAGCCTATTTCGACCGTGTGGGAACAGAAGATCGGCGGATCGCCGCGCGACAACATCTTTACGTCGCGCGCTCTGTTCTACGCACTGGGCGAAAAAGGCTTCAAGCAGCAGGCGGACGGCGGCCGACTCATTGAGTTCGGCGTCGAGTTCGCTGAGAACACCACGAACCAGATGATCGGGGAACTGGACACCATCGATACGACCCGTATCGACGTGTTCGACGTGGCCCGCTTCGACTGGAAGATCGCGGCGGGAACGGTCACGTTCTCCGACCTCGAACAGCTCCGCGCCGCAGCGTCGAGCGGCAAGTACGACCTGATGGCCGAGAAGCTGGCGAACGGCCGCGACTCGCACATCGCGCTCCTGAATCGTCAGTGCTGGGGCTCGGGCGCCGGCTCGAACGACATCGACGGCATTCAGAAGCTGATCCCGACCACGCCGACGACCGGCACGGTGGGCGGCATCAACCGCGCCACGTTCGCGTTCTGGCGCTCGAAGGCGACGGACGGCACCAAGACCACGGTGCAGTTCGACGCGCTGCGCTCGTCCATGCGGACGGTCTTCAATAACTGCTCGCTGGGCGGCGTGAAGATGAAGCCGACCGCGATCGTGGGCGATCAGACCACGTTCCAGGGCTACGAAGGCATCCTGCTCGCCAACGAGCGGATCGTCACGGCCGACAAGAAGAACGGCGCGGACGCCGGGATTCTCACGGGTGCGCTCCAGTTCAAGGACGTGCCGGTGTTCTACGACGAAGACGCGCCTGCGGCGAAGTTCCATTTCCTCAATTCCGAAGTCCTGAAGTTCACGTACCTCAAGGGCGGCTGGATGAAGATGAAAGATCCCGTCGAGCCGGCGAACGGTCTGACCGTCTCGTATCGGATCGCCACCTTCGGCAACCTCGGATGCTCGGCATCCCGCCATCTCGGCGTTGTCTACAACACCACGGCATAGGAAAGGAGTAGAAGATCATGGCAAACATTCAGTCCGAAACCGTTATCCTCGGCTCCGATTCCTTCACCGCGCTGGCGTTCCCCGGAGCCCATCAGCTCGGGACGCGCGGCGTGGATCGTCAGGGTCGCGTGTATCGCTACGCGCAGGCCGGCGCGGTCGATCTGGTCGCGGGCAACGTGCTCCAGAGCCCGGCGATCATTCCGAACCATCTCGCCAACACGCCGCCTGCGGTGGCGGTCGGCGCGACCACGTTCTCGTATACCCCCGGTGCCACGGCGGCAGCGGCCAACTTCTACGAGAACGGGTTCCTGCAGGTCGATACCACGCCTGGCAACGGCTACACCTACGGCGTGGACGGGCATCTCGCGATCTCGTCTTCGACGGCGTTCACGCTGACCACGAAGTCGGCGGACACGATTCAGGTCGCGCTCACCGCGTCTTCGCGCGTGGGCCTCAGCCCGAATCTGTGGAAGGGCGTCATCCAGTTCCCCGTCACGACCGCGACTGGTTCGGTGGCGGGTGTGGCGACGATGGTCATTCCGGCCACGCAGTGCGGCTGGGTGCTCACGTGGGGCCGCGCGTCGGTCCTGATCAGCGGCACGCCCGCGCTCGGCGCGGCGGTTGTCACCCCGTCCGCGACCACGGCCGGATCGGTCGATGTCATCACGACCACGAACCTTGTCGTGGCGCAGATCGTGGGCAACATGGCCCAGGTCGGCGTCTCCGGTAAGAACAACTTCGTGGACGTGAAAATCTACCCGTAGCTCGACAACGGGCCGGGGCGGATTGTCCGTCTCGGCCCGATTCACTTTTCAGAGGGGACGAGGACTCATGTCAGAGAAACAGCAGTCACACGAAGAACGGCTCAAGGCGCTCGAAGACCGCAACGCACAGCTCATGGCGATGCTCGAAGCGCGCATCGCAGACGAAGCGCCGGCAGGCGGCATCAACGCCGCGCAGCTCGAAAGCATTCTGACGAAGGTCGCGGAGAACGCCGCAGGCCCGTCACAGATGCTGGCGAAGCAGTTCAAGGTCGAGTTCGACCACAAGCAGATGGGACCGTTCGAGCACCCCGAAGGCGGGATCAATCACCCCAAGCCGGAACTGAAGCGAGAAATCGTGTTCGGCGGGCCAATGCGGCAGGTCGAACTGACGTACGCCGAAGTCGTCGCGCTGAATGCGCTGAGCGAATCGCTCGGGCGCGGACAGCGGCGGCTGGCGCGCAACGGAAAGTGGAAAGCCATCGTCAACGACGAGAACGACCGGCTGACCATCAGCATTCCGGTCAAGACCATCGATGACCGCGCGGATCTGCCGTCGTTCCTTCAGATCGTGCAGGAACTGACGACGGGCGAACGCGAGAAGGACACGGCGGATCTGGCCGCGGAACTCGTGTTGCTCAGGAATCAGGTCAAAGAACTCCAGGCGGCGCACGCCTAAGTTGCCTGCGCTGGCTGGTGCCGGATCAGATCCCCGCCGTGTCCCCTCCTCCACGGTTTAGTGGTTGATCGCCAGCGCCGCCAGCGCGGGCATTCATCTTCATAGGACGCCATGACGTTTAACAATCTCCTGCTCGACGTGTATCGACGCACCGGCTACAGCGCGAGCACGAGCCCTGCGCCGGATGTCATCACGCGCATCAAGGGATTCGTGAACGAGGCGCAGCAGGAACTGGCCGGCAAGCCGGGGCTGGCGGGATTGCTGCGCGGAACAACCTCGCTGGCGTCGGTGGCGAGCACGTCGAGCTACGCGCTGCCGCCTGCGGTTGCGGACGTGCGGAAGATTTACGAAACCACGAATGACCGCGCGCTCGCGCGCAAGTCGCTCGATTGGTTCCGGCGCAACGTGCCCGATCCGTCTGCGTTCAGCGGCACTCCCTATGCCTACGCGATGCTCGGGCCGCAGAAGGTCAGTGCGCAGCCTGTGGCGACGGGCGTCTGGATCGTCAGCAGCAGCGCGTCGGACACGGCGATCACGGCCAGTGTGGAAGCAGTGCGGACGGGCGGTTATCCGCATACGCCTGGTGCGGCCACGCTGAACGGCACCACGCGCGTGCAGGTCGGCACGCAGACCGATTACGTCGAAGTGACCGACTTCTACTTGTCGGCGGCAGCGGTCGGGGACGTGACGCTCTACGACGCGGCGGCCTCGGGCAACGTGCTCGCGGTCATCCCGAAGGGGCAGACGACCTCGCGCTACGAGTGGATCGCGCTGGTGCCAACGCCATCGGCGGTTGTCACCTACACGATCGACTACGAAAAGGACATCTCGGATCTGGTGAACAACACCGATGAGCCGTCATGGCTGCCGGTGCGGTTCCATCGACTGCTCGCCATCGGGGCGCGCATGCGCGAATACGAGGGTAAGGACGACGCGCGTTACAAGACCGCGCAGACCGAGTGGATTGTGGGCTTCAAGGATCTGCTGTCGGATGTCGGCGGCGGCTCGGCGGATGGCGTGCTGATGCCGCAGTCGAGCGGCAAGAGCGGGCGTAGCGACCTCGGGCCGAATTTCCCGTCTTCGACCATTTGGGACTGATGGACAAAAACAAGTCCTCCGCGCTCGTCTGGTCGCAGAACAAGGGTCGCAACGGCTGGGATGCCGTGCTCGACGTGCGCGAGGATCAGTCCGTCGAGTCGCGGAACGTGCATCTCTACAACGGGGGGATCGGCACGCGGCGCGGCGGCTCGGTCAGCGTGTCGCTGTCGGGGATGTCGGGGATCAATGCGTTGGTCGAATACATCCCCGGCCAGGATCAGACGCTCGCGGAGATGTTCA